TCGACATTTGCCAAGACAAGGAGATTGATATGGCTAATACAACTTTTTCGGGTCCAGTCCGTTCCGAGGGTGGATTCAATGTAATAAATAAAGATGGTACAAGTGGTGCTATCACACAAACTGGGTTTTCAGTTAACTCAACTGGACAACTTGTTTCAATGGGTACAAGAAAGATTCAATCTTTTGCTGGTACTTTAGCTTCAACAAACGCTGCTGCAACTGCTTATGCAGATGGTGATTGTTTAGTTGAACTAGGAACATTGAATGTAGATGCTCCAGATGGACTAGTGACACCAAGTAAAATTTTTATACATAGAGCTTTGATTGGTATTACAACTGCTGCGGGACAAACACTAGCTGGTAACTTAGCCTTAAGTTCTACAAGTGGTACTGCTACAAACGCAGCCGTTTCTGGTACAGAAATCGTGGGTGCTGGTGTAACATCATTTAACGAGCAGTTAAGTGCTACACAATCAATTACAGAAATTGATGTTAATTTTAACGATACTGCTGGTAACTATCATATCTTTGTACCTAACATAACTGCTGCTGTTGCAAATGTTAATTTGTATGCAAGAGCAACAACTACAGTGAATGCTGATATAACTGCTGGAAGATTCACAGTTGAATTAGAATACTCTGTATATTAATAGGAGGAACTAATGGCTGATGCAGTAACATCACAAACCATAATAGATGGTGTGAAAACTGTCGTACAAAAATTTACCAACATATCCGATGGATCTGGTGAGTCAGCAGTTGCAAAAGTAGATGTAAGTGCTCTTGCCAAGGGTCCAGATGGAGAGACTTGTACTGGTGTATCGATTGAAAAGATCTGGTGGCAGTGCATAGGTATGAAAACTAGACTGTTTTTTGATGCTTCAACTGATGCTTTTATAATCGAATTAGGTGAGAATCAAAGTGGTTATCACGATTATAGTGGCTTTGGTGGTGTAACTAATAATGCTGGTGGTGGTAAAACTGGTGACATAGTTTTCACAACTGTGGGTCATAGTTCTGGAGATACATATACTGTAACTCTTCAGATGAGAAAGAACTATGACTAGAAAGGCAGACAAACAACCGCCTAAAACTAAAAAGTATTTCCGCTCCACTAAGTCTGGGGCGGGAATGACAAAGGCGGGTGTCGCTCGTTATAGAAAAGATAATCCAGGTAGTAAGTTAAAAACTGCTGTTACTGGGAAAGTTAAACCTGGAAGTAAAGCAGCTAAAAGAAGAAAATCATTTTGTGCTAGAAGTGCAGGTCAAATGAAGAAGTTTCCTAAAGCAGCAAAGAATCCTAACAGTCGTTTAAGACAAGCAAGGAGAAGATGGAAGTGTTAAAGGTTAGAGATATGATAACTGGAGTTTCTATTGTTCTTGCAGCAGGTTCAATAGGATGGATTGTAACAACTCTTATTGAGGTTGATAAGAGAACCGCCGTTACTGTTGTCAAGGTTGAAGAAAACCATAAAATGATACATACTCTATGGATAGATTTTATAAATAGGAAAACAGATGGCAATCTCGCGGGGTTCAATTTCGAAGCAGATAACAAATTCACCAGGTAAAAGGAAGTGGAGTGATAAGAGGAAGAGGAAAATCAATTGCAAACGACCTAAAGGATTTTCTGAAAGAGCACATTGTGCCTCTAAAAAAAGGAGAAATTATAAGAGCAACAGGTAAACCATTAAAAGATTGTCCACAATGTATGAAAAGAAAATATTGGTGTACCTGTTGGAAAGTATTGAAAGGAAGATATTATGCCTAAAGACGCTTGTTATCATAAAGTAAAAGCTAAATTTAAAGTTTTTCCATCCGCGTATGCCTCAGGGCATATTGCAAAGTGCCGTAAGGTCGGTGCAGCTAATTATGGCAAAAGCAAAAAGAAAGCTATGGGTGGTGGACTAAACGCTGCCATAGAAAAAGTAAAAAATCAAACAATGACTGCTAAAGAAGGCAAAGTTGTTAGGATGACAAAAAGAAAGTCAAAAAACAAAAACATAGCTAGAGGTTGTGGTGCTATCATGTCGGGTAAGCGTAAAGTCACAAAATACGCATAATGGCAGTTAGAAAAACAAAAGCTGGTTTGTCTCTTAAGAGATGGTTCAAAGAGGACTGGAAAGATGTTAAAACGGGTAAAAAATGTGGTCGTCAAAAAGGCGAAAAGCGTGGTACGCCTTATTGTAGACCGAGTAAAAGAATTAGCTCGAAAACTCCGAAAACTACTAAGGAGATGACAGCAACAGAGAAGCGTAGTAGAATAAGACAAAAGAATAGATTAGGTCAACCAGCAGGCGCACCTAGAAGAGTTAAAGCTTTGAGAAGAAAGAAGAAATAAATGGCAACCTCAAGCTCAAGAGATTTTGATTTAGATGTAGGAGAACTTATCGAAGAGGCATACGAGAGATGTGGCTTGGAGATGAGAACTGGTTACGATGCTAAAACTGCTAGACGTTCTCTAAACCTTATGTTTGCTGATTGGGCAAACAGAGGACTTAATTTATGGACTGTAACTCAAGAAACAAAAGCAGTAACCTCTGGCACAGCCACTTATACATTATCTAGTGAGTTTGTTGATTTGTTGGAAGTTGTGCTAAGAAATAGTTCTGGTACAGACTTTACTCTTACACAAATGAGTCGTGGTGAGTATTTAAGAATTCCAAACAAAGATAACACTGGGCAACCAAGTCAGTATTTTTTTGATAGACAAACCACTCCTACAATTACATTGTGGTCAACACCAGATACATCTTATACTTTAGTTTATTATTATGTGAGACGTATTCAAGATGCAGATGCACTAGTTAATACAACAGATGCACCTTTTAGATTTTTACCATGCATGGCTGCTGGACTCGCTTACTATTTATCAATAAAAAGAGCACCAGATAGAATACAAATATTAAAAGCTGTATATGAAGAAGAGTTTCAAAGAGCCATGTCAGAGGATGCAAATAGCACACCACTAAAGTTGACTCCTAATATTTCATACTTGAGGTATTAAATGGCTAGGTATGCAAGTGGTAAAAGATCATGGGGATATTCAGATCGCTCTGGGTTTCGTTATCGTCTTAGGGACATGATAAAAGAATGGAATGGTCTCAAAGTTGGTATAGATGAATATGAGCCTAAACACCCACAGTTAGAGCCTAATTATCCAGGTCCAGATCCGACAGCACTATACGAGCCAAGACCAGACAGTAGAACTGAAGTGACTGTAGAGAATTTATTAGTTTTAAATCCGTTTTTATCTGGCGCTGCTAGTAGTAACACCATAACAGTTATAGAGCCATCACATGGCAGATCAACGAGTGATACTGTTCGATTTAGAGATGCAAAGAGTTTTGATGGATTTACTGCAACTGTTTTGAATAATTCTTCTGGATATGCTATAACAAAAGTAGATGATAACACCTATACGTTTACTGCAAGTAGCGGGACTGCAACCACTGGTGAGTTGAGAGGTGGTGGTGGATCGGTTACTGCGGGACCTGTAACATTGGGGACATAAATGAGTTTTACAAAAGCAACATTAACAACAGCAATACAAGATTACACTGATAATTCAGAAACAACTTTTGTAAACAATATACCTAACTTTATAAAAGCCGCTGAAGAAAAAATATTAAAAAGCGTAGATTTAGATTATTTTAGAAAAAATGTGACAAGTGCGTTAACATCATCAGATGCTTTTCTTACAGTGCCTTCTGATTATTTAGCATCATTTTCTTTGCAGATAACAACATCTGGATCTGAAAGTTTTATACTACAAAAAGATGTAAATTTTATTAGAGAATACACTCCAGCTTCTTCAACAACTGGACTACCAAAATATTTTGCTAGGTTTGATGAGAATAATTTTATATTAGCACCCACACCAGATAGTAACTATACGATAGAGTTACATTATTTTTACAGACCTGATAGTTTAACAGCAGGTTCTGATAGTGGTACAACATGGGTTAGCACCAATGCACCTTTTGCTTTACTTTACGGATCTCTTGTAGAGGCTTATACTTTTATGAAAGGTGAGCCAGATGTGATACAAAACTATAATGGCTTGTATGGACAATACTTAGAGAGATTAAAAGATCTTGGAGAGGCAAGAGAAAACACAGATGGTTATAGAGTTGGTCTGCCATCGAGACCAAGAACATAGGAGTAGAAAATGGCAACAGCAAATGCAGCAACCACCTTTTTAGAAAATAGAATTTTAAGTCTTATTTTCAAAAATAACGCAGCATCATTTAGTTCACCTGGAGATAATATCTTTGTTGGATTAGCCACGGCAGTATCGAACTTTAATGATTCAACTGGTGAATCTGGAGATCCTACAATAACAGAAGCAACCTTTACTAACTATGCAAGACAGCAAGTTGCAGCTTCTGGATGGACATTAACAACAGAATCTGCAAATACACAAAGTTGCACTAATGCAGCTAACATAGAATTTCCAGCATCTGGAGGCACAAACAACACAATTACTCATGTTTTTGTAGCAACTCATGTAAGTAACTCATTAGATGTTGTAGGCTCTGGTGGAAACGTACTATTTATAGGAGCATTAGATGCAAGTAAGGCTATAGCAAGTGGTGATATATTTAGAATAAATGCTGGTAACTTAACAATAGAGTTGAAGTAATGGCTTTAGTATTAAACGACAGAGTAAAAGAAACTACAACCACAACTGGTACTGGCACACTTACATTAGCTGGTGCAGTAACTGGTTTTGAAACTTTTGCTGCTGGAGTTGGTAATTCTAATACAACATATTATGCAATAACATTACCGGGATCATCAGAGTTTGAAGTAGGATTAGGAACACTCAATGGTGACTCATCTACTTTAGCTAGAACAACAATTATAAGTAGTTCTAATAGTGATAATGCAGTTAACTTTAGTGCTGGAACAAAAACTATATTTTGCACAATACCAGCTTCTAAGTCAGTGTTTTTAGATGCCAGTGGTAACGCATCAGTTGGTGCAGATTTATCTGTTGGTGATGATTTAACAGTTTCAGGTGGTGTGATAGAGCTTAGAAGTAACAGTGGTGCTGTTGGACAACTAAAACTATACTGTGAAGTTAGTAATAATCATGCACAGACTATATCTCCTCAAGCTCATGGTCAATCAGCAACTAATACATTGACTCTGCCCGGTGGAAACACAATAGGAAATGCTGACGCAACTCTTGTTTCTGACACTGGAACTCAAACACTAACAAACAAAACTATTGATGCCTCTCAACTATCTGGGACTGTAGCAAATGCAAGATTAGATGCAGAACTACAAGCATTAGCTGGTTTAACATCAGCAGCAGATAAAGGTATACAATTTACTGGATCTGGCACTGCTGGGACTTATGATTTAACTTCTGCGGGTAAAGCATTACTGGATGATGCAGATGCTGCTGCTCAAAGGACAACATTAGGATTAGGCACAGCCGCAGTTGCAGCTACTGGTATATCAAATACAAACGTACCAGTGTTTACATCAGGTGTGGCTGATAATGATTTCTTGCGTGTAGACGGCACATCAATAGAGGGAAGAAGTGCGTCTGAAGTATTAAGTGATATTGGTGGTCAAGCATCTTTAACTTTTGGTATATCAAATACTAATGCAGTCAAGATAGATAGTGCAAGTGTGGCAGATGATGAGTTTGCAAGATTTACTGCAAATGGTTTAGAGAGCAGAAGTGCATCAGAAGTTCTATCTGATATAGGAGCAACAACTGCAACGGCAGCAGCAGATGAGGCAACAGCTTTAGCAATAGCGTTAGGATAATAACATGGCAAATACATTTAAAGTAGTTACTGCGACAAATATAACAACCGAAGAACAAATATATGTTGCAGGTGGATCTGTTGAAGCAACAATAGTGCTAGGAATTATGGTAGCTAACACAACAACAAGTCAAGTTACTGTGTCAGTAAAACTTGTATCAGATACAGCCAGTAGAACACATAGTGGAACTAATAGTGGTGCTAATAACACAGTTCATTTAATTAAAAATGCACCAGTGCCTGTAGGTTCGTCTCTTGAATTATTGGCTGGAAATAAAGTTGTATTAGAAGACACTGACGAACTTACACTGACTGCATCAGGAGCATCTGATATAACTATATCAATAATGGAGATTACATAATGCCTTTTGTTGGTAAAGCACCAGTTACAACTTTTGAGGCTACAACTGCTGTACAAAGATTCAATGGCGATAATTCAGATACAACCTTTACATTAAGTAGAACTGTAAGTTCAGTGCAAGATGTGCTTGTATCTGTAGATGGTGTTGTACAAGACACATCAGCATATACCATACCTGATGGAACAACATTGACATTTACTGCTGCACCTAGTTCTGGAACTGCAAATATTTTTGTAAACTTTCTAGCACCTCAAACTGGTACAGTTACACCAGCCGCAGAGAACAAAGGTAATTTTAAAGCAGGTGGATTGTTTAGAACAAATGCACAAAATTTAACGGCTAATACTACTATACTAGCTACAGAAAACGCACAAGTTACTGGAACATTTACAGTAGATAGTGGTGTTACATTGACTGTCAATAGTGGTGGAAGGTTGGTAGTATCGTGAGTGAGATTAGAGTAGATGCAATAAAAACTCGTGCAGGTGCAGTTCCAAAAGCAGGTGATGTTGGATTAAATATTACAGGTAATGTGTTGCAAGTTGTGACTCATCAAAATTCTTCAGCTAATAGCACTACCTCATCTTCTTTTGTTGCTACAAATTCAGCAGTAACAATTACACCGACTTCAACAAACAGTAAAATACTTATTCAGACAAATGCTCCATTATATGGAAATAACGATAACGCTCATACTTACACAACAATTTATAGAGGTAGTACAAATTTAAATGGATCATCAGAGCTTCAACTATTTGCTACAGGTTCTGACTCAATGGGAAGATGGAGTAATGGTTCAATGCAATTTTTAGATTCTCCAAACACAACATCAGCAACTACATATACAGTTTATTTTCGAAACTCTACAAATGGCACATCACATTATGATGCAAATGGTGGAATGGCAATTATAACTGCTATGGAGATAGCTGGATGAGACATTTAGCAATTAGAAACACACACAAAACTGTTGTAACTATTATTGGCGATACAAATGCTACTGATGAGAAAGGCAATAAAGTTGTATTAGACGAAGATTTAATTACAGCAGAAATCACACGACTACAAGCTGACTATGATGCTAAAGAGTATCAAAGAAAAAGAGCATCTGAATATCCATCAATAGCAGAACAGTTAGATGACCTATACCACAATGGCATAGATGGTTGGAAGTCTAGCATAAAAGCTATTAAAGATAAGTATCCGAAAGGTTAGAGATGAGTGAAGTAATACTAGACACAATCACAGGCAAGTCCACTGCAACAACCATAACCATTGGCTCCACACCTGTAGTTAGTGCAAGTGCAAACTCTATGACTATTAGAGGTGAGGGTTCAGCACAGACAAGTATACAACAAGGGTTGGCGAAGGCTTGGATAAATTTTACTGGTATATCAACTACTGCTGAACGAGATTCATTTAATGTTTCAGGTCTAACTGATGGTGGTACAGGAAATACCACAGTTGCATTATCAAGCAATATGTCAAATACAAACTACACAGGTTCTTGGTATCAAAATGGCTCTACAGGCTCTGCTAAAACTTCTTTTAATAATGCTTATGGTGGTGGATTTGGTGATAGAGCCACAAACTCTGTTGGTGTATTTTCATATTCAAACACACAATTTGATGCGTTTTTTAATGATTTGATTTTATTTGGAGACCTAGCATAATGGCAAATGGAACAATAGCATTTGATACATTACAGACAAGTGGACAGATAACAGGCACAGCTAAGTCTGTGGATACAGATTTTGTTG